ATCTAGTTTACGAGAACCTTCTGTTGCTGTCTCTGCGTCTACCTTTAGTTCTTGAGCTGTTATTAAGGTGGTCTCTGCGTCTGTTTTTAACTCTTGTGCATCTACAAGTAAACCTTGTTTACCTTTAAGAGTTGTATCTGCTTCTATGTCTAATTTACGAGAAGCTTCTGTTGCTGTTTGAGCATCTACTTGTAGTTCTTGTGCTGTTACTAAGGTAGTCTCAGCGTCTGTTTTAAGCTCTTGAGCTGTTAGTAGCTCTGTCTCAGCTTTAGTTTTAGCTTGATTAACTACTTCACTAGCTAATCTTAGTGTACCATATTTCTCTTCAACATTACCTTGAAGGAACATGACCTCGTCGACGCCTAACGATTTAAGCTCAGAGGGGAATGAATTAAAATCTAGAACTCCATTGGAGTTTCTTACGTGTGCTTGTTGAAGTATAGCTAGACTTACTAGCTCTTCATTTAGTGAAAACTTTTGAAGCTCTTCAGCTCCTATAAAACGACTATTAGCGATTCTAGCGGCTCTAATGGTTATATATCTTACAGCCTCTTCTGGAATGTTAGTATTCCAATCATTACTTACGTTAATATCATATAATGTAATATTAGCAGATTCACTGTAATTACCACCGCTTTGTTGATTAAACCACCAACCTTTTGATTGTACATCTCTACTAACTTCTGTAAGTGTATTAAGAGCTAATGAAACTTGTTGGGGTACTGAACCCGCAACAGAGTTTACAGGTGCTTCACCGATGTTAGCTAATATAATATTAACTGATTGGGTAAGTGTTGTTGGGGTCGTCGTCGTTGATGCCATTCTATTTTATAAATTATTAAAAAAAGGGGAAGCCCCCATAGGGATAAACCTATGAGGACTTCGAGTTGAGGGGTTAATTCTTAGTCTACTTCGTAAACTGCCGCACACTCTGGACGTAGTACACCGTGTCCCATTGCATATTTAGCAACGAACAAGTGACCTTGTCTTTGTATTTGGTATTCTGACTCAGTAGCTAAATCAAGTAACTTAACTGTACCGATCGCTTGTGGAGTACCTGCAATGATACCGTATTTCTCAGATCCAGCTGAACCTGTAACAAGTCCGCTGAAGTCTGATTGGTAACCATCTCCAGATGCACCAACATCATTCTTAACAGAAGCTGAACCGTGGATACCATCATTAGTACCAGAAGCCGCTGTCTTGTCTCCAAGAGCCGCAATGTCAGCTAGGTGATTTGATTTGATAAGGCGGATACCTGCAACACTTTGGATTACACCTGTAGCCATATTACCACCAGTACCAAAGTCTCTGCTAACAGCGTTGTTACCAGAAGCTAAGATTGTATTGTAGGTTTTAGGAGCTACGATAGCGAAACGTCCTTCAGAAGGAGCATCGTTTTCGTCTAATCCAGTAGCGATATCATACAGAGCATTGATGATCTCTGTGTCTGTATCTAAATCAGTACCAGATAACTGGATACCAGCTTTAGTATCACCAGAGATATTTGCACCTGTCTTAGCCGCCGCAAACAATGTTTTCATTGTAGCTAAATCAAACTGCTTAGCTAAAGCTTTACCAAGCTCAGAAGCATAGATAGAACGGATATCGTAGTGGTTCATTAATTCGTCAATCTTCGCTAAGAAAGTTGAAGAGATCAATACGTCGTCAATAGCGATTGTTCTTTCAGTTTTCTTGATGTCAGAGATTTGACTTGAAGCGTTGGCATAGATGTCCTGTCCCGCTGAGTGGTAAGCCGCAGAAGCGATACCTGTGATTGGGAACTGGGCAGATTTGCCACTTGATATAGTACGAACAGTATGAAGAGGTTTCATAACTGTTGCTGTTTCAAAAGCAGTGAGGATCTCACCACTAAAGACCTTGAGGAACAAGGATTCGTTACCTGCACCCGAGTTATTGGTATCTAAACCTACTCGTGAAGCGGCATTTGTAGTTGTCGTAAATGACATAATTTTTCCTTTACTTTATAAGGGTTATTGTTAGGGTTAGTGGTGTCGGTCGACGTCGTCATTCATACAGTTGTCCGTCGCAACGGGCTGTGTGTCTAAGTCAGTTGACAAAATTATTTCTTTTTAGGAAATCCTTTTTTCATATTCTCGTAGGATTTCTTAGAGACTGTAGAGTTCTTCTTAGAACGGCTTATTCCAAGTTTACGTCTACGATTGATATTTCTATATAAGCTCATAATATTAACATTTCCATTTTCTTAGTGCGAGAGCCTTACGTGTAGGTCTCCCTTTAGAGTCTTTCATAGGGCCTTTAACACCCTTCATACGAGCACAAAAAGACCTCTTACGAGGGCCTCCTTTAGGTTGTGGGGCTTTTAGGTTAGATCCTGTTTTACGGTTGTAATAAGCACGTCCCTTGGCGTTTAAACCACCTGTAGGGTTTTTATGTTCTTTTCTTAGGCTTACACCTTTACGTTTACTCATATCTTTCTACATTTATATCCTCCACTACTTGGGTTTCTTCTTCTGCTGTTAAAGTATACTCTGTAACTTCCAGAGCCCACTCTCCATCTAAAGTATATATAGGTGCAGTATAGGTTCTTGTCACATTAATAGGATCTTCCCAATAAGGTAAGTTACGTGTTTGACCTTCTTCATCAGCTCGTAAGTCGGCTTCTGCTTTTGTTTGGTATATTAAAAATTTATGCATATTAATAATCCTGTGACATTCTAGTATGTAGTTCTGATTTCTCTTCAGATGTTAAAATCTTATTAAACAATAGAGCACCTTTCATTATATATTTATTGTCACCTAGATATATAGAACCTATGTCTATATCAGCATCTAAGCTAGTTGTAGTAGTATCTACTTCTTGCGTATTGTTAACAAATAAATTCATATCAGTTGATGTAACACCACTAACTGGGTTTCTCTTGATTTCACCTATGTATGTTTTAAGTGTACTATGGTCAAATACATCGTGTTCTGCTATAACGTGTGTAAAGTCATCACCCCTTGCTGAAATAGCTATATCATCAGAATACGTACCCGCCTTTATAGCTAACGCTTTGTGTGGGACATTATATGGAGATGATGGAGAAACGCTATCTCTTAAAGCAAACAATGTTCTAGAAGAGGCAGGCAATCCGTACAATGAACTGTCTTTCTTTCTAGCACCTAGAACAAGAGTTGTGTCATTTGCTGTTGTATTGTTTTCAAAAGGAGATAATGTTGATTCAGCACTTGTTGTAAACAAAACTGCGTAGTTAAAATAATTTAATTGATCAAATCTTACTGTGTTCTCACTTGATTCATACCAAGGTCTGCTTGAAGAACTTGGGTGTTGTAGATCTAAAGCTGAGTTACCTTTCTGATTATACAGTTTAGCCACCCTAGTACCACTAGAAGCCGCACCATCTAACCAAGTTGTATAAGTACCATCAGTTAGTTCTGTTGCTGTGAAATCTCTTTCAGTAGTGCTTGCCCCAGAGTTATAAAATCTAATAACATTGTTACCATTACCTAAATAATCTACCGTACCATATATAGCAAAAGCTGAATCGAATATAGTTTTATCTACTGCAACTTGTGCTGTGACAAGGCTCTGCACAAGAGGAGATACTTGGGAAGACATAAGGTTCATTTATTTAGGATTTAGATAACGCTGTTACGCTTGTGAATACGTTCTGTGAAGTACCACCAGAGTAGGTAAGTCTTAACTGTTTAGAAGATGTAACGAATTTGAAGCCACCATCTGCTGATAATTCAGCGTCTTCGATAGCTACGTATGTTCCGTTAATATCTTGCTCCAGTGTAACTTTACCACTACCAAATGTGCCACTTGCAAGAAGTACACCTTCACCACCTACCCAGTCAAGAGTAGTAGAAGTGTTAGAAGTGAATGTAGTTTTGAATGCCATAGTTATTATTTGTTTGTTCGGGTTTTAAAATAGGTAAATGCAACGAATATAGCAACCAAGATAGCTCCTACAAAGCCTGCATCAGCGGGCTCTGGGATAGCGGGGTAGTCGACTCCAAATCTGTAGTCTAATTCATCCCATCCATATTGGACGTTGTCGTAGTCGATACCACTCCATTCATCACGATCAAGTAATGGAACAAAATAATACCACTCCCAATCTTGTTCGATTGTAATCCAAGTTATGGACTCTTTAGTTTCTGGTTCTGTTATACTCATTTTTTAAATATTGATGTAAATATTGAAGCAAACTCTTTGAAGACTTTGCTAAAGAAATTGTTTTTAGGGAGAAACATTAATATAAGCGATACAATACCGATATAGGTAAAAGCTATAGCGAGTAAATCGTCTTTATAATTTAAGAATAAATAGTCAATCATGATGTTGGTGATACTAGTCTAATACTTGAATGAGGCTTTATGTCGTCTCCCATCTGTTCAAAAGGTGTCTCTACGATAGGTAGTTCATTCTTGACTTCTGTTGGAGATTCCTTAGGCTCGTCAGATGATGATTTATTTTCTGTTGTTTCTGACTTCTCTGCTTTTGATTCTTGGCTTGATTCAGTGGGTTTACTCTGAGAAGGCTTATCGTCGGGACTATCTTGTGAAGAAGAAGAAGATTCCTGTGTGGTGTCCTCGGACGCAGGAGTATCAGTGGGTGTCGGTTGTGGTTCGGAAACCTCGGAAGGACTAGATAACTCTTGTATCTCAGCTACCTTCTCAGCGATCACTACTTGACCCCAAGCGTTTAATGAGTGGAAGTCGACGAAGTTGTCTATAAACATAGGAACTTCAAATCTCTCTTCAACGACGTCTTCTGCAATCTCAGCTACGAATACAGTCGTAAGGTCAGTAGCTATACCAACCTGTGCAGTACCCGCCGTGGCTACGGCTACAGTACCCGCAGTGCCTAATTCGCTTACTTTTTGAACGACTGGTAGATCCTTAATACGCTCCACCAAAGATTTCTTAAGAGCTTTCCTACCTTCCTCAGTAGTTTCTTTAATCTCTTTAAGATCTGCTTTAACGTCACCAAGACCTTGTGATTCGAGTAACGTTCTAAGTGCTTCTTGATGTTCAAGGAGTATTTTTTTCGCTGATTTTTTGTCCATTTACAAAGACACTTGGTTCTGTTAACACAAAGTAAACAAGTCATATTATTTAACAGTTGATGAACCGAAGTAAAAGGATACGATGGTTATGATGGAGGTACGGATCTCTGGGAGTATGACGTATCCGTGTAGGGTCTCATAGGATGTACCAGTTATGAAACCAAACCATTTACTATACTCACTAGCTACTGTTACTCCATCGCCACTATGGGCTAATAAGAATGGGGCTACAACAACTCCGAATAGGACGACGACTACGATGAATCGACGTACCCAAGCACCTCCTGCTCCACCACGTTTATCTGCGGCATCAGCACTTTCAGTATATGCTTGTGACTTTTTAATTAGATTGTCTACGTTAGATGCTTGTGCATTGACTAACGTACCAATCAACTTGAAGATGAAGCCACTAGCTCCACCACCAAGCATTGCTACTAATTCTGTTGTCATTCTTTATTAATTATAATTTTTTCTTCTAGACGACTCACTTTATTTTTAAGACCTTCTATATCTTTGTTGAGTACATCGTTTTGTTTAGTTAACGCTTCACACGCTAAGGTCATAGCGTTGAGCCCTTTCTCGAGGATTTCTAATGTTGTTTCTGGCATAGTTATTCATATTAGTCCTCAATTAAAATGCGTTAGATACAGCTAATCTACGCTCGACTTCAGCACGATATGCAGGGTCATTTTGGTATCTAGGATCACGCATAGCTTCTGTCACTTGAGCGGCAGATCTAAAGGGTTTTACAGCACTTCCAGTGGTTGAGCCACTAAGTAATTCTGGTGCTTTACCTCCTGCGTCCTTGAAACGTGCAAACATACCCGCTACAGCCATTTTAGATTGCTCTAAAGTTCCTTCACTGACGACGTCGTCGTAGGCAGTTATCTCCTCATCTGTAAGATTATTCTGAGCCCACTCGACCATCGACTCGTAGACCTCTGGCCCACCGATGGAATCCTGTATCTGTTTAGTTTCATTTCCAAGAATAGCTTCTTGTCCTGCGATGTAGCTATCTACCAGTTCTTTTGGTATGCCCGCATCTGCAAGACCTTTGTACATATCCTCGGAAAGCTCTCCGTTTTCATTATAGTAATCTTGAGCTAAGCTGATCGGATTATCAGAACTGTCACTTTCGGATTCAACGTCACCGTCTTCACTTTCGGTTTCTTGTTCTTCTTCTCCCCCTTGCTTTCGTTCAAGTTCTTCATAAGCTTTAGCTAGTTCCTCTGGTGATTTAAACTTCTCGTTTAACCACTCTGGGCGTTCTTCTGTTGATTCTGTTACATTAGGTTCAGCAGTGCCGTTTTTGGCTCTAGCCTCTTCTTGCATTTTTAGTTCTTCTTCGAGAGATAAATTCTCCCCCTCGGTTGGTTCGTTTATCACGACTTTTTCCATAGTTTACTCGCCTTCTATTGGTAGTTGTTGATTTTTTGCTTGGTCAGAAATAGCTTTAATACCAGAAGGGCCTAACTTCTCAGTCATTTGCATAGCTTGCTGTTGTTGCACTTCTTGTTCTATTTCTTCTGTTGTCTTTACAAGTCCTGCTGTTTTAATACCAAGACTTGTAGCACGACGTTTAAAGTATTCATTTGGATTTACATACTGTTGGAGAACCTCTGGGCCAAACATCTGAGCCGCTCCACTAAGGAACATATCTAGTTTCTGTAAATCATTACCACGTCCAAGGGCTTCTACACCTGTTATAATGACAGGGTTAATTACATCCTTAGGTAGTTTAGGTAGACGACGTTTCTTATTCATAACAGCCATAATACGATGTATCATAGGCATAGAGAGCTCTGTACTAAATAAGCTATATACACCACCTAGAGCATTCTCAAGCTCCATAGAGAGCATTCTGATCTCTTCAGCAGTGACACGCTCTGCATTACGTACAGTACCACTTGTTAACAAGAAAGCGTGACCAAGTCTTTCCTTGATCGCTCCCATAGTTTCTTGGGCTACTCTTAGGTCATTATGTTTCTGTACTTGTAATACAGTTACATCTTGAGCGTTACCTTGTACTATAGCTCCATTAGGAGACTCTGCTAGTACTTTAGGTCTAGTTGTACCGTTAGGGTTTACAAGGAATAAGACCTTAGCTGACGCTGAAGAACCTTCAACGATAGCTCTAGTTAATCCTTCAAGACTCTGAATGTCTCCTAGGTATTCTTCTACATAACCACGTCCGTAATGCTCTCCATCAATTCGAGAAAACCTTAATGGTACAAAAGGACATTTGTCTAATTTATAAGTACCTTCAGAGTTAGGTACACGTACTCCATTTATATCTTGGAATACTTCCCACTTATTTTTCTTACGACATACTGCTGTATATAGTTCGACGTCGTCGTCGGGACTTGCACCCTCTTGACCACATACTGCTTGCATATCGGGAGTTAAAGCGGAATATGAAAGATTCTCCTTTGTGGCAATATAGATAATATTACCCATAGGATCTCTTTCTACTACATACCTATCTAAGTGGAACACACGCATTCCACCAGTATCTGGAATGTACATAAGTGCGTTACCTGTGATTATTAGGTGCTTTAGGGCTTCGTGTAATGCAGTACGATAAGTCTCTCTTGAGACCTCATCCATGACTGCCTCCTCTACTTGTTGGAGTTGAGCCTCTATGGAACTAATAAGCTCCTCGGGTGCTCCTTCACTTTTAAGAGCAAAGGAATCCACTTGAAGGCGAAAGAAAGGAGCGTTCGGGGGTAGGAGTGCTAACAATAATTTACTGGCGAGGTTATTTACTCCGCGTGCCGCAACGCTCGCAAAGGGGGTTTCTAAGCGACTATGCGAGCCAAATCCTTCTTCTGGAAGAATGTAGGGTAAAGTCAGTTTAGAGCAATCACGGGCACGATCTAGGAATTGATGCCGCTTGCCTTCTAGGACAGTATAGATCTCTTGAGCCGTGCTATTTATCATCTATTAGTAAGATATATTTGCTCCAGAACCCGCTGAATTTACATTCGTCGATGGACGACGCACTGTAAGAGCGGCAGTTCCACGACTACCTGTTTGTCCAGGTTTCTTCTTAACTTCTTCTACCTTCTTAGCTGTTTTAGTAGGAGGCGGAGGAGCTGGAGGTGGTGCAATCGGATCTGGGATCTTGGGTGCTTTTGGCATACACATAATATTATATTTCTCGAGTTAGTATGTTTTCGTTTTGCTCTACATAGCGAGAGCGTAAGTGATTAATAACTTGCCTTTTACCGTTGTAGTAATCGATTTCCCTTACAGGAGTTGAAGGAGTATGATCCATAGGTGGATATAACTCCTCTAAATAATCAATTATTTCTTTGGGAATAGTTGGGTTCTTCATATTAGTCCTTTATTTAATTAATATCGTTTAAACTTTCGGGTAATTTACCCTCTTCTATCCACTTTTGCGTCTGTACTAGACACATAGCATTCCAAATAATAGCCCCTCCGTGGTCTTCTTTTTGGTCATTTTCCATAAATTGCCAAAGATGACGGTACAGAGCGTCCACATAACGGCTCATAGGTATGCCTTTTTGCCAGTTATTTCGACCGTACTTAGTCGCCCCATCCTCGAACCTCTTAGAGGCCCTTCTGAGGGATTCTAGGGGCAATAATGAAGGTAAGCCTTTTCCCTCCATTGCATCACGAACTGCTCCAGTCTCAAAGTTAGAGCGTTCTCCTGTATCTGGTATTATTGATTTGGATTCCATAGCTGTTTTATTTGTTTGGTTTCGAGGTCGTAGTCGTCCGATCTAAGAATATAAGCCAAACGTGCATTTAGTAATGCTTCCTCTTCAGTCATACCTTTTGATTCATAAATGTCAACTATAGACTCCCACGTAGCACCTTTTGATTTAAGTAGTTTCTCGGCAGTCTTAGGGCCAATACCTTTGACTCCCATATAACCATCTGTAGAGTCACCTGTGAGTGTCTGTATTAAATGATTATAGTTAGCTTCTTCTACAGTACGCTCAGACAGTTCGTCTTTAAGAAAGTTGTACCACTTACAAGGTAATGTAGCAAAGTCTTTATCGCCACTTACAGCGATGCAACTATCATCACCTGTACATAGAATACCAATCAAGTCATCAGCTTCAATGTCATCGTGACGTATACCATTATGTATTTCATAAACTTCGTGCATCAAAACTTTTAAACCTAATGGCTTACGTTTATCTTTACGATTAGCTTTATAACTTGGACTTAAATCGTGCCTAAATGTTTTAGAAGGACTAAATACAGTAACGTAGTCTGTAGTATTTAGCTTATGTAGTATAGCAACAAGAGCTGTGTGTACTTTATCTAAGGCTTCGTTAAGGTCGAGATGTAATGTGAACAAGTCATCATCCCATCGTATTTCGTGTTCCGAACCGAATGCGGCTCGGTAAGCGATCATATCGCCATCTAATACTGCTTTACTCATATTGCGGGTTCTATAATTGTTTTAGTTTTATCTAAGTCAATGTCAACGTCTGAGTAATCATCAGAGCTTACTGCTGATTCTACTTCGGCTAACGTATTGGCTGTTACTTTGAATGTTTGTGTTACTGTGAATGTTGTTTGCATATATGTTAATGGGTTTCTTTCCAGTTGTGTCCTATCTTGTACTCTCCGTCAAGTGGACAATTAAATTTTAGTATCTTGCCTGCCTCTACGATGGAGTCAACAAAATTCTGACCAAGCTCATCAGCGTGTTCTGGTAGGCAACTAAACTGTGCTTCGTCGTGAACGTTGGCGTGTAACTCGTAAGGTTTCTTGGCGATCTTAGAGAACTGAACAGTAGCTTGTTTCATAATGACAGCTCCCGCTGATTGTAGTAATAAGTTGAGTGCTGAGTGTGCTGACCTACAAGGTAGATGACGACCATCTAAACCAACAAGGTAAGCTTTACTAGACACTGCTTGAGATACTGCTTCAGTTAAATGTTTAATAGCAGGAGTCTTATTCATAAACGACGTCTTCAATCGTTTACCTTCTTTAACACCACCTTCAGATATAGAGCCTAGCTTCTGATCTCCCGCTCCATATAGGAAAGCATAGATGAAAGTCTTAGCTTGGTCTCTAGTCTCTAGACCTGCGGCTTTTTGATTAGCAGTATGAATGTCACCTTCGAGTATCTCCTTAGCATACGCTCCTTTGTCCCAAGGATGCATATAGTGTGCTAAGCATCTAAGCTCTAAACCAGATGCGTCACATCCTACTAATACTTTACCTTTAGGGGCAGTAAATAGTTCTCTACATTCTGTACCATAAGGGGCACGTACTGCAGGCACTTGAGCTACATTAGGATTACGATGACTACAACGTCCCGATACAGTACCATTAGTAATGACTGAACCGTGTATACGTCCATTCTTTTCTAACTTAATCCAACCTTGGCTACCCTCAACTAACTGTCCTAATCTCTTAGATACAAGTAAGTACTCAAGTAACAACAGAGATTCTGGTGTGTTTATACTTTTAAGAACACCTTCATTGATAGCGGGTCGTTTACCTTCGTAAGCATTAGGTTTCCACCCACGCTTCAGTAATCGGTCAGCTATCTGATCTCTTGATGCAGGATTAAATGGTATTACTTTTGTTTTATGGTCGCCTTCAAAACACTCATTTGCTTTGTAGCCAGACTCAAGCATAGCTTTCTTTGTAGGAAACTGATCGCCATTACGATTAACCCACCATTTACTTTTCATAGTAATTACAGTGGGTTCAAACACTTCTTCTAATTCTGACTTGAGTTCAACACGACGTACACAAAGTTCTTCAGCTAAGTTTACAGCTTTGTCTACGTCAAAAGGGAAACCATTCCACTCTTGAGTTCGCATAAGTTTTGCAAAAGAGTGTTCGAGGTCAATCATTTGTTGACTTGGTTTCTTTGTCATTAGGAAGTCGTAGATAGCTTTGGTTACGACAACGTCTTGTACACAGTATTCCTCCATCTCTTGAGACCACTGTGTCCAATCCTCAGTAGCACCGTGGTCAGACTTCTGTTGTCCTATACGTATACCCCAAGCTTTTAAACTGTGTGAGCCTATGATTGATTTATCTCTCTGTGCATTCAAGTCATTTACTTTGATATCTGGGTAGATACACCTAGCCATAATCATAGTGTCCCCTATGTTATCGTGTGTGAATCCATAGAGTTTCTTTAGGGCGGGGTAATCAAAGCTAATTGAATTATGTCCTATAATACAATCAGCCGTAGATAACTTTTGTAAACCATACTCCATTGAATGATTCTGATATCTGAAGACGTTGTTGTCTTCATCTATAATTACCATACAATGTACAGTCTCTAGGTCGCTCTGTCTATTCCAATCAGTCAACCCGTTTGTTTCTATATCAAAAAATAAGTTCATTTTAAAATGGGTTCTCTATGTCTAATACTGTTTCTGTAAGAGCTCCAGTATCTGAATTGTAATGTAGTCCAGTAGCTATACCAGTCTCACCACTAAAGCGATTCTTGAGTACACGCACAACCGTTTGGTTTTTGTTTTCGGGATCTTGCTGATCTCTCTCAAGACCTATAACCATATCACTAAGTTGAGCGATAGCGGCTGAGCCACGTAGTTGTGCTAAACTTGTAACAGCACCATCTTCATGTCCTTTACCTTCGGGTCTTTTTAAATGAGATACTAGAATCATTCCTATCTTAGTTTCTTCTACCAAGGAACGTAGCTTAGTCATAGTGTTATCAATCATACGACGCTCATCCCCTTCGCCTATACCACTCACAACTATGGAGAGGTGGTCGAGGACGACGTACTCAACGTCTAGACATTTAGCCATATAGCGTATACGTCCTATAAGATTGTCTCCTTCCATAGAACCCCAATGGTCATACATAAAGAATCGCCCCGAGCCTACAGTTTCGTTGAATGCCTTCTCCGTATCATCTGTGAAACTATGAGGCTCGAGGTGTAATTGTTTATTCATATGAATACCCAATATTCCGTTAGCAGTTCTTTCTAAAGATTCTTCTAGTGCTATGTATCCTATGTTACATTCCGTTGCAGTTAATATATGGTGGGCAATCACTCTACATATTTGTGACTTACCTATACCACTACCCGCACAGAGAGTCACAATCTCTCCCTTACGCAAACCTCGAGTCATAGTATTGAGCCCGTTGAATGGGTAAGGGATTGATTGGTTCTCTTTGGGATTTTTTAGTAGATCGTAAATATCAACACCATCGACAATGTCATCTGGTCGCCACACCTTTGCATTGTATACCGAGTAGACTATCTCTTTACCCTTACCCGCAAGTAGCATTTCGTTAGGGTCTTTGAGTGGTAGCTTAGCTATCTTACATTTACCTGCGGGCAAGATGTTACATACTTCTTCTGATGCTTTGATTCCTTGTGCATCGTTATCAAACATAAGTACAACTTCATCCCAAGAACTTAACCATTCAAAGTGTTTCTTAAATGTACTCTTAGCTGACTGTGCTCCACTAGGAAGAGAAACAACAGGCCATTTGTTGTCGAACACTTGGCTAACTGTAAGTGCGTCTATCTCTCCTTCTGTGATAACTAAACGCTTACCACCATTAGGTGCTAAATTCTGTCCAAAGAAATAAAGAGGAGTACCTTCGCATCGGAAGCTCTTGTCTTTAAATCTATATTTCTGTGCCACTGTAGCCCCATCCATATTTCTATAGCTAGCTATGTGGCAAGGCTCTCCGTTAAGAGTACCTATTTTGTATCCAAAGTGTTTACAAGTTTCTCGGTTTATCTTTCTGTGGGGTAAGTCGACGACTTCTCCACTAATAAAATTATTAGTCATTTGTGTTGGTATATGTGTTGTATGATTAGTTGATGGAGTGAATTGACCACAACTAAAACATTTGGTTGAACCGTCTGTGTTGACAGTGAGTGCATCGCTTGACCCACAATCGGGGCAAGGTTGGTGTGTGAGTGTAGATTCTAAATCAGCCATTCTTCGGGTATCTTTTTATGACACCAGAGATAACCATTCTTGTCGCAGTATTCAGCATACGTTGTCTTCGACTTCTTGCTAAGTCTATTGTACGCATTCTGAAAACAAAAACGGATATCATATTGTGGATTACTTTGCCGAACATACTTATGCTTTGTACGATCGCTCGGTAACCAATAGCCTTTAGCTTCAATAATAATACCGTTAGGAAGAATAAAATCTGGTGTGTACGTGTGAGGTTGTTCATATTTTAATTTAAGAGTTTCATAGGAGAACACGACCCCCTCCTCCTCGAAGGAGAGGGCAATGCTTTCTTCAAATCGAGAGCGATACTTAGAACGGTGCTTGTTCTGTCTGTACCTCATCCTTCTCGAACGTGTTGTTAAACGTTTCGCCCGAGCTTGTATAACCTTCCTCTTCAGAAGAGAAGCCATAACTTGAGGCATCTCCTGCAGAGTACTCTACGAGGTCAATGATCTGAACTGCTTTCAGACGTAACGTATACCCAAACCCGTTAAGGTCTGTGTAGTATGGATAGATCTCCACTCCCATCTTCAGCTTTGAACCGCTTCCAATCTTCGGGGTCTCTTGTAGTTTCTGACCCTTAGCGTCGAAGACGGCAACGTTGAACTCTAATAAACCTTTGCGTGTATCCTTCTTGGCTACTTGCTTGGCATAGATTTCATATTCGCCATCGTCAGTCTGACGTATTGGGCTTGTTGGTGCAATCTTAAGCTTGGCTACTCCTCGCTTAGTGCATTCATCTTTGTAAGCCTTGTTGACTATATCTTTAACAGTCAATTCGAAGGCATTGTAGTCGCCTTCATCTACGTGTAGCTTACAGCTATAAACCCCATCGGGATTGAATTTAGTATCTGGTGTGTCGATACGTGGGTAGTAGGCTGACCCTACTGGTGTGCTTAATGTTTTACTCATATTGATTTTTATTATTATATTGTTAACAGAAAAAATATTTGCTTTGGCAGACCCTACTTATGTCTGCAGTTCCGTAGCTTGGTGTTTCTGGTATTGTTATAGTTGGATGTTGATGTTTTAATTGATGACTTAAATCTTGTAATAAGTCAACACTAAAAATAGAAAAAAACTGATTTCTTAAAACTTTTCCGAATAAGTCGCAGTTTGTAGCGTGAGTTCCGTAGCTGTCGTGTATCATACAGAAGTCATATATACCTTCTTTGTTAGCTTCAAGTACACTAAGTGTCAAGGCTGTAGCATCCAGTGAATGCACGAAGTTAGGACTGATGCCTTGTTTCTGACGTCTTGCACTTATGTCCTCTAACTCTGAGTGCCACTTGATGTGCGTAGCTTCTCCGTTGATATGACTATGTACATTCTGTGACGTAGACTTCTTATACTCTTGCAGTACAGGAAAGCCCGAAGGTGTAGTCCAACTAACAGGTAGTTTATGTTTAGCTAACTCTACTGCTATACCTTGTAGCCATTCCATAGCTTCCTTAGGTTTAAGAAGTACTTCGTTAATAGCATTCCAAGTTAGTCTTGCAAGATAACCTGTAGCTTTGTAACGCATACTCTCGTCAAACGGATTGTTGCACTTGGTTTTTCTGAGTGTGTCTTGATACCATTCGTCGACGTAGGCACGACAACTATAGAATGTACCACCGTAAGGCCACACCATTGTAGGTCTCTTGGCTAACTTACGATCAATACCAAAGCACAACCAATCGTGAGCTACTGGGTTACCTTCATCTCTGTCTTTCTTTAATTGGTCGACGACACGGTCAGATACAACACGATAGATATCAGCAGGAGTATCTGTAGGTAGTACATTAGTTGATAAACAACCATACTCATCTCTCATTAACATAGACAAGATCTGTAGTCCGTTGTTACTTGCATCCATATTTACAGGTAGATGCGACACAACTTTTCCTGTTGCACAGTACTCAGCCCATTCAAAGCACCACGCTAAGAACTGCCAAGGGTCATCAGCTCTTGTCCACTCATCGTTAGACATAGGATTACAAGCGATAGCATCAGCTGTATTAGCAAAACCTTTTGCCCACTCTACACGCTCCTCTAATGTAACCTTGTCGTTACCATATGTATTAGCTCCTTGGATAGCTAACCATTTTGCATCCTCATCATTCTTGATACGAACAGAGCGAGAGAAGTGTAATAGACCACGACTCATGTCTGGCCCTTGGACTCCTAGAAAGCTAGGTATATTATAGATGCGTCCTCTGAAGTCTACTTGGCTAGGATAAAAGAATCTACTACCAATCAACTTCTCAGCTACATACAATACCTTGGCTACAAGTAAACGACGACTTGTTGTACTCAGCCTATGACTGTAGATACGAGCCGCCATTTGTCTCCATTGTTTGTTGGCTTCTGGATTTGTTTTAAAGTCTGTAGGTATAGGTGGTAGTGCTTCGTTCTCTTTACTAGGTAAGTCACCTACCTCTATACTGTTGTTCCAACAATACTTCATAACCTCAAAGACTTTCTCATTGATCTTCCAAGGTGTTTGTTGAATCAAGTTAGTTGCTTCCATAGGTTTCTCTAAGACTTGGTCTATGTTTCTTAGATAATCCATATTGGTAGTCTTAATAAAAGGTAGTTTAGGTAATGATGTACCTTCTATCTCATAACCTCCATCCCAAACATTTGTCCAAGCATTTGGTAGCTCTGTTGTGGGTAACCAAAAAGGTTCTAGGAGTTCTTTGTGTTCATTGAAGTCTTCAATCCATTTAAGAGTACTCTCAGTAGCTGTTACGTACCTTGTAGGTTTCTTAGAACGTTTGTTGTTTGGTAGATAAATATATTCAATCAACGACGTTGTCGACCGTAGTATCTCAACCATATGTAAACCACAGTTAAGTTTATCTCTATGCGACCAAGGTATCCACTCTTTCATCAACCCCTTCTCAGCTTCGTGTTTCATAGAGCTTCGTAGGTGTCTCTTTTTTGCGGCTTTACCTTTACGACGTTTAGTACCTAACAGAATACCACTGCCTTTCTCTTCGTTATTATCTAACAGAAAACGACAACGACATTCATCTTCTATATGAGCACCCACAGAGTGAGCAACAGAAGACAAGGGATTCTTTTTAGATATACAATCAAGCACACTCTTTATAGCTACAAAAGCTACAAGCTTAGGGGCTAGGACATCACAATCAATGTGATACCTAGCTTTATTCTTATATGTACTAACTGTGTTTTTAAACCAGTCTTCTATAGCGTTAGCATACACAGGTAGTGACGCTCGCATTAGCCTCTGTCCATATTTAGTATCGACTTCAGCGTCTCTATTCTTTGCTGATTCATTCCTAGAACGATAACGTCCTAAGCCGAGAACTTGCATATCTTTATTAAGTTCCTTTTGCTCTAATTGTTTAGTCATAAATTATTTATTTGTAATGAGTGCTCTCTTCCACTTTGCGTATGATGATGGCGATATGCCAACTTTCTTACAAGCTTGATGAGTGCTGTAGGATGCTCTTAGTTCTTCTACTTTCATTACATACTCTATTTTCTCCTCATTGTCCATTTTATGGATACGCTTTCGTGGTGTGACTATGTCCTCCAGTTCAGCTTTTCTGAGTTCTTCTTCTATTTTACGATTAGCCCACTTTAAAAAGTTGTGGATTCTTTGACCTTCTGTTTCGTCTGTTATATCTAGGAATTGTGATTGTGCCATAATTTTATTTATTGTTAAGTTTATCTATTGCGTTGAATAAGTTAGTTGGGCTGACCTTTGCGTACCGTTGAGTACTTGTCAAGTCTGTATGTCCCAAAATTTCTTTAATTACAGGTAAGTCTGTACCTCGTTGTACAAGGCGACTACCTGTAGTGTGTCTAGTTAAGTATGCTTTGTAGCTAGGATCGCCTGTACGGCCTCTGTAAGCCCTCACACGCTCCCAACAGTTAGCTATCTGAGTCGTCCCTATGTGACCCCAAGGTGTTTCTCTGTGAGTTTGTTTATTCCACATAGCTAGGGCTCTATTAGTGAGTGGGATAACTCTCCAAGTGTTAGTCTTAGACTTACGTAGTCTAGCAACGTGGCGACCACTGTCATCTAGATATACATCTGCTTTCGTCAGACGACGACTTTCACTCGGTCTGAAGCCTGTATCTACAGACCAACACCAAAACTCTCCAAAGTCATTCATACTTTTTAGGTGGTGGTTCAGCATAAAAGGAACAATGATTGCTTCTTCCTCTTCAGATATGTACTCAAGACATTGATTGTTGGGCTTCTTACGTCCTCTAAGCTTAGGAACAGAAGTAATGTATCCATTCTCTTCAGCGTGGTCTAAAACAACCGTGAGGGCTGATATCTTGCCGTTTATGGTGGACTGTGAGTTTCTTTTTGTGTTCTTCAGCCACCCTACATATTTCTTACATTGACTATTATCTAGCTCATTGATCTTGAATCTATGTCCAAAGAAACCAGTAAAGCAACGAATATGAGCTCTACGTCCTACTTCATTAGGTGTATTAGCCCATTTCTCGTCAAATACCTCCCAAGACACATCTTCAAGGGTTGGTATGTTGTTTTCGTCGACGTCTACACCTAAATGTCGTACATCGAACTCATATTTATCAGCTTCTAGCTTAGATTTAAAAGTTTTTCTAAATCTTTTGTTAAAATGTGTAAAAGAAGCTTGGTAAGTACCGTGTTTTGTGCGTATTGTGGTCATTACACCCTTTATTTACGCATAAAAGGGCCTTGTCAATAGTTTTTTTAACTTTTTTTCGTAGGCGAGCCCTCAACTATCATCACTAGGCGACCCCACAACTATCATCATTGTCTACATAGCAAAGCAAACCAAAGCAACCAAACCAACCAAAGCAAACCAAAGCAACCAAAGCAAAGCAAAGCAAAGCAACCAAAGCAAACCAAGGGTCTTAGGTGTTCTTATGTTTGTGGTTTCATTCGGGGGTTTTTAAGAGGGAATAACCTTTCATTCTTCGGAGGTTTTTCCCTCTTTTGTTTTTTTAAAAATAAAGACAAGACAAGCCAAGACACATCAAAGCATATGAATATACATAGACAATATCGTCGTAACCACATAACACACACAGCTGTCATTAGAGAGCTGTTTCAAACTAAAATACAAGACAAACTAGAATTAGTTAAACCGTATTTTATCGACAATGACGGAAGCTACCGTACACTAGACGCTGTAAAGCAACTAATACGCGACCGTCGGGATTACATCAGCAACAACAATCTAAGTGGCGGTCAAGCAGAATACGAAGAAACACAACGTATACTGCGAGAAGCAGAAGAACTAATAGCCTTTGCTCGTAGTTCATTAGTAGACATAACTGCAGAAGACGCTACCAATCTTAGTTATCTCAATGACGACCACTACGAAGTCGAGCCAGAGCATATGTACTTCGTCGTCAATACTATAATAGACCCAGACTATCTAAACAGAGATGACTGCTTCCTTAGCCTATACCACTTCCAACTAGAGAAATGGTCACTAAAAGATGTCTTAGAAAACGCAGTGTTTGCACAAGACGACAGAGACAACTGGATACTAATGCATAAAGACCATGTCCGTCTCTTTGCTATACATATAAACGGTGCTTGGTTTAACAATATAAGTACCCGTTGTTCAATCATAGATGCAGAGCAATACTTCGACTTCACTAGGTTAGCAGATGTTGACCCAGAAGACGATCGCCACTCACAACTAATACTACGTCAATACACAGTTCCACAAGGTTTATTCTGGGCAATGCGTGCATTTATGGACGAAATCAATAGCGACTGGACTGTTGTAAACTATGACTTCTATCATCAAGACCACGAAGACTTACTGTGGTGCGAATGGAACGAAGAGTACTTCCACTCAGACGAGATGCGTTACTGTGACGAACGCGACTGTTACTACCACCAAGACGCTAGTGTATGGGAAGACATCGAAGAAGAATCCCGTAGAGAAGAATGCCGTGGCGACCCTTACTTCGTACAAGATTACCACACTAATATGGACGACGATATGCAAACCAAAGAGGGTCATATCGAAGACCAAGACACAACTACGCCAGGTCTTAACAAGTTCTACATAGGGTTCGAGGTAGAAAAGAATAACCTAGAACAAACTGTGTACAATCGTTACGACCGTGTCGACATACAACCATTGTTCAGTCACTGGGAAACAGACAGTTCGTGCGGGTTAGAAGGTATCACACACGTGTACAACTTATCTAACTACACTCAGTTTGCTGACGACGTAGACAACTCAACATACGTTAACTGTGACGCCAATCAACGATGCGGTGGCCACATAAATATATCGTACAAGTCATCAGATGTCAACGACTTCATACTAGACCTACCAGAAGTATCACCATTCTGCGGTGTGTTGTATGCACTATGGAAGCCACGCCTTACCAACGAGTATGCACGCTATAATAAGAAACTTAGCACAGCCAACCAACGAGGTCGCTACTGTTGTATACAAAACAAAGGCAACAGACTAGAGTTTCGTCTACCTTCAAAAGTCAAGAATCAACAACAACTCAAGCGTAGATTCAAACTTATGCAGGTTATTATGTCGCACGTGTACAGCTACTCACAACACAAAGAGGAGTATGTACGACAAATGGAACTCACCAATGCACGACTAGACCTCAAGTACGGGCGTCAGACATTATACAAATCACTCAGAGCTGACTCATACTTCAACTCACACTTCTTCAGTACACACCTGTACCAAAAGATGCGTTTCTTGTTACACGACCTTACCAAGTATCTCGACAAGTCATACAAAGCAGACTTACATAGAATGCGTGATGTCATCGTCGACTCATACCTGTTCCAAGCGTGGTTAGACGACAACCCTAATGCTTCACTAGCGTCGGTTGTTAACTTTATCAAAAACAATCAAGACGACTCAGATCGTGACTACCTTACATCTGCACAGCGTAACTGGTGTCAAGATGTTATAGAATCACGACAAGTCAATAACTTTAACGAAATCCTTATAGCCAACACAACACCATGTGCTTAATTATACATAAACCAAACCCAGATACTGTTATACCGTATCACATCATCGACAATGCAGAGTTCACTAACCCAGACGGATTCGGTATTGTTTACACAGACACAATGGAAGTTCTTTATACTCTCGATTACGACGAAGCATACGACCTTATCAATGCACAACGTCCCCTCGTAGCACACTACAGATACGCTACACGTGGCGACAAAGGTATTGACAACTGCCATCCGTTTCCCATACACCCATCACAATACCTGTTCAGTAACGGTACAGTAGCTGACCTCGGTGACAACAAGATGACTGACACCGAAGAAGTCTGCCAGATACTCAAGGGCATACCAGAAGTACACTGGGCTGACATACTCAGCTTCACAGACACACGCTTCTGTATCGTAACTGACGGCCACGTAGAACGCTACGGTACTTGGTATGAGCGTGGTGGTGCGTGGTATTCCAAAAACAATTGCTTCGCCTCATACTGTTCTAGCAAAGGCTACTACAGTTACGACAAGCACTTTACTAAGACTGGTTCATATGCAGTCGACGACGTAGAACCATTAGATACCTACGAAGACGACTATGACTCACATCCTCTTGACCTTGACAAGCTCGACGAAGAAGCTTGGAAACAACAAGCATACGATGACCTATATCCTTGGGACGACGTAGACTATGTCGCAGTCTATGGTACACTCAAGAAAGACAAGGGTAATCACAAGTATTATCTACAAGGTCAAGAGTTTGTAGGTCACGGCATAACTGTCAACAAGTATCCATTGGTAGAAGAACACGGTCTACCATATGTATACGACAAGCCTAACTTAGGTCACAACGTCTCTGTGGAAGTGTACAAGGTTGACGATGTCGCTCAGTACAGCTTAGATCGACTCGAAGGTCACCCTACGCACTACCAAAGAAAACTAACTACCATTGAACTAGACAAAGGAGGTATGGTTACAGCCTGGCTCTACTTCAATGCTTCAAAAATAATTAATAATAACTTAAATATGTTACAAACATACTAACTTAGTTGGCGTCATCTTGTTTATACTTATGCAGTTCTTACTATTCATATTTCTATTCAAGGTGTGTCAACATCCATTATATGCAAGCCTACACATAACTGGGCTTTTCTAACAAATCAATCATTAACAAATTATATATACTATCATTATGGAACTATCAAACACACAACAGTCTAAATCTCACAAAGTCACAATCGATCTACCAGAGGAGCAATATCTCAAACTCAAGCTACTACAGCGTGAGGACGGTATCGCACCATCAATTCGGTTGCGTCAGATTTGTAAGAATCTAGTCAAAAACGACCAGATACGGACATATAACGGTTAATCATAATAATACCATTATCTACTATCATACAGCTCAAGGTGTCGCAAGATGCCTTGGGCTTTTTTTATGCAGGCGACGTCAACACAACCACATATCGGCTCGTTACTTTGGACTGCCCCAAAGTAACCAAAGGTCAGTTCTTTGTGCTTCCCAAAGAACCAAAGGAATTTCTTTTCTTAATAAAAGAAACAAAATCAAGTTCTTTGTGCTTCGCAAAGAACCAAACGAATTTCTTTTTCTTGATAAAAAGAAACAAAAATCAAGCAAACAATGTGTTTGCATCCATCTTAGCGTAAGGTTTTCGGTTATTTTCTGGCGATGCGATAAGTCATACGAAAGCCTCTTTAGTGAGGCTTCCGAATGACTTGGAAGTCCAAAGTTAATTAAAATTATTATTATTATTATGAAAGATTCAGTTATTATTGCAAATTCCGTCGTTGACTTAAGCTATAGCAAAGCAAAGGTTATGCGTATCAATCCTAAGATGCAGAATGCCAAAGGCAAGCCTGCGTCGTCGAATGATTCGTGGGCCGTTGAGTGCTTCGTTAAGGTCAGTGATGATGCTCGCCCAATCAAGGTGGTGTTGTGGCATAATGAGAAAAGCCATCCTGCGTTTTCAGTAGGGGATGTCATCGAAGTATCGTCCCATATTGATTCGAAGGGAGCTCTAAGGTATGAGTTGCCAGTTCGCCTAGATTTCTAAGTTTATCTACTATCATCAAGCCCTAAGTGCCTATGTGTGCTTAGGGTTTTTTTATGTCATAGGCAAAAAACCCCTGCAACAACAAACAAAGGCAAGTTCGTTGCGTCAGATTGTTCAACAGTCAAAATGGATATGTAATCCCTTGGTATTCTGTTGTTTGCAGTGGTTCAAAGCCCCCGTGTCAGAAAAATGTCAAAGACCCTCGACTATCATCGAATTTTGCGTACGCCAAAGACCCTCGGGGGAAACCTAAGTGTCGACGTATATATAAACCCTCTCAGATTTTTGCAACAAAATAGCCACTCTAGGTAGAAACTATTACATTAAAACTCCTAGAGTGGCTTATGGTTCACATATACACACAAAAAAAATTATATAGCCTCTTCTTCGTCGTCATCTTCGTCGTCCCAGACGATCTCAAAGTCCTCTTCAGCGTCACTCATAAGATTCTTAGAGATCAACTTGTGTCCTGTTTCGATCATACCGAGAGCACTAAGACTATTGTCATATTCGAGACGCACTGAGTGAGGCTCATCGTTGACCATAATAACGAAATGCTCATAATGCTCCCCCAGTATACCTGCGGCAGATTGTAGAGGCGTTAAGGCCTTGCGTCGTTGTGGTCGGTCACTCATAATTACTATTAATAGTTATATAAATACTATATGTCAACCCTAAAACTCACTAGGTGTACTCTTAGTGTTGACGTTGTTGATGACTAATAGAACACTTATAATGTATAAAACACTTAGTGTACACTTAGTACTCCCTCATATTAGTCCTTGATTTAAGGTAATCATCGTCAGAATCGTCTCTAAGGGGTGTTCTACCCCTAAATGGGCTCTTGGTACTCAAGTCCACGTCAAAGAGCTTCTAGACCCCTTAGAACGCTTGTAAAAGCTATCCTCGAATCTTTGTAGCTCTTCATTTAGTAACTCTTCTTTTCTATTGTCCATCTTGAGATTTGCATCTTGTGCCATTTGTTCTACCCAATAATTGACAGCTATGGCTAGTGCGTCTAGTCTATCGTCGTGACTAATAGCTCCTCTAGCACTGGTGATTCTGCTCATTTGATAGAACAACTGATATCTCAACTGACTTTCTTGGGGATACCCTTGGGCGGACTCAAAGTCTCTCTGAATTACTGTGGGGTCAATAATCAGCCTATGGCTGTTCATAACTGGCTCGAGAGTGTCGATGATACGTTTCTCCTTTTGGGTGTTGTGACGTACCTCGGAAATGGTTGTTGGATGGATCTTTCCTATGATCGGCTTAAATATCTCAGAGAACATTCCATCACCAAAGTTACTTTCGACGACTATTTCGTTGACAGCGTATTTTTTGGCTTTTTTGGCAAGAGCAAGTAGTACCTCCTCAGAGTAACCTCCTTGCATACCTCCTGCGTCGATGACGTATAGATAACCATTAAGCATCTTTACTACAGCCCACGCAGTCTCATCCTTACCACGTCCAGAAGGGTCAATAGACATAACACACCCTGTGTACGGTATGTGGTCTCCTACGAGCTTCAGAGGCCTGTGGTAACGGTCTGTAGAGAAACCTACATTAGGTACACTACTGTCCCACGCTAGGTCTGGTGAGTGTGCCCACAGAACCTTCTCGGGTGCTAGTTCGTTGTCGACGTCCATCACTATTAACTCATTTAGTTTAAGTGGGTAGCGATCCATATCAGAACGCCTAGTGTTCAACATGAACTGCATAGCGAACCCAGAGCGACCATAGGAGATTTCACGCTCATCTAGGTCTACATCTGAGAATCTAAGAGGTTCTGTAGATTGTCCTTGTTTCTCAAGGTTTACACAGTATGGACTTACATTACTGTTATAACTAGATTCGTTCTCTGTTTCTGATACAAACCTAGCAGGCCATATACGTGCTGTGTAGTCACGATTTAAAAGGGTATTGTATATGCTGTCCTCGGTCTGAGGAGTGCCTAGAAAGATGATCTTAGAGTCTTCTAGGGGCTTTAAGATAGCGTCAAACTCTTTAACTTGTTCACTAAGCTTCCATCGCATCCCGTGGGTAGCCGAGTTACTGGGTACTTCGATGTCGTCTGCGACAATGATGTCCGCACGTGACCCTGTAAGTTGGCTAGTGACGCCTAGTGACTTAACGGATGGGGCGTGTGAGGCAGGGGCAGGCCCGACGTCGAACGATATCTTACTAAATCTTTGGCTCTGTGAGGGTATTAAATGAGCCAATATGGGCATTTCGTGGATCAACCTAAGGGTAAACGTACTAAAGTCATCAGAACGTGTCTTAGAGGCTGATACAACAAGGATATTCTTGCTTGGATCTAGGAATAATTGGTGTACAACGTAGCTAGAACAGATCCAAGACTTACCAACACCCCGAAAGCCTTCAATAATACCTCTTTTAGGGCCATTCTGCATAAACTCAGCAATCTCATACTGAATTTCTGTAGGTTTTGGGAGATTTAGGTGTTTCCAAGTTGCAAAAAGGAAGTTCCTAAAGTCCCGAAGCTGATCGGGGATTTCCATATGTTATTTATTTCTAGACCTGTTCCTAGATCTAGACTGTATTCTTAAGTTTCGTCTAGAGTTGTTTTTAGGGTTACGGTCTTTGTGGTCGACGTCTTTACCTTTGAGGGCTTGTTTGCCCCTTTCACGAATAAGCATACGTCGAGCTTTGTTACGTCCCGCTCTACGTTTTTTCTGCTTACTTCTTTTATGGTAAGAGTCATATTCTTTTCTATAGTTTCTACTTGACATTTAACTTAACGTGTTCTGAGTCGTCGTCAAACGGTAAACTTGCTACAAGTTCTTTCATTGGCGAGTCGTCGGTTGCTACTGCTTGAATACCATTGTCTTTTAGGAGTTGTCTAGCAACACTTAATTCTGATGCTGTAGCCTCTCCAGATTTAATCTTATTGATTAAGTCGTCGATGATGATATCTTGTAGATTGTGTAATTTTAAGGATTTATCACTCATTGGTTTCTTATTTCTTTATAAATTTTTATCCCAAGGTATACTAGGGTAGTCACACCAACACATATTGCAATCAATGTGTTAATGTCACTTAGCGTTATTGTTCCGAGGAGTCCTACGATTCCTACTGCTGAAGGTAAATGTTGAGAGTTCATTTATTATACTGAATTTGAAATTTTACTTATTGTGATGGATGCTTGCATAGTGCCTGCGTCAATATCCATTGCACTTGTTTCGTCAACGTGTGGAAAGAAGTATCTACGTAATACATCATCTGAATTACCAGTAGATTTAAGTATTTGACTCCAATGCAAACTAGAACCTTTATTGGTAGTTGCTTCAGCACCGCCCATTCCTAAGGTAATTAGATCATCTCCTTCGGCACTAGCTTTTTGAGTCGCGTATAATCGAGATTGAACGTCACTACCTCCACTTCCCTTATCTATCCCTGCAAACCAACTGATTTCGATTTTCCAAGTACCATAAAGAGCATGACCACTTGTTGTTTGTAGAGGTGCTCCAAAATACTTACCATTATCACTCAGAAAGTCTGATTCGTTTCCTCCTGTAGTATTAACTTGTAACGTCCACCCAGTCCTATCAGCATAAATCCCAAGGTCAGATTCTAAATCATTAGTAAGACCGTTAAACGTCCAATTAATTACTTTTTGTGATAATTCATCGGTTTTAGCAACATAAATAGTACCTAGTGTTGTGTTCTGGCTAGTCTGTGCGTCGTCTAAATACTCTTTAGTAACTAATGCTTTATTATCAGTTATATCTTCTTTACGAAGATTAGGAGCAGTAAGTGTCATATCGTAGTTAGAACCGTCTGATTGCGTGGCGAGTCTTGTTAGTTTAAGACCTTCTTGAGCAAAGATATTTGAACCTACCCTAAGACCGATATGATCTTCACCGTAAAGTAATAAGTGATCTGTTGTACCAGTTCTAAAACACTTTACTGTCGCATTACCCGAACCTCCTTCGCTTATATCTTTTAAGTTAATAGTACCTAAACTAATATCATCAACAGCAAGCTTAGACGTAGGTAACTCAAAGTCACTAGCTAATTGACTTTGTTCTATATTTTGTGGGTCAGCTACGGATTGACCAGAAGCATTTTCATTAACTTCTTGTGCCGCAAATAAACCTTGTTGATAAGCTTTATCTAAATCAGCTTCTGTCAATACTGCACCTGTTGTAAAATCTACAAGTGGTTCTTGGGTGGTCAGTCTGTAGATTCTAAGTGTACTATAGCTTGCCCCGCTTGTTACTGTTACAGTTTTAGCTGAAGCATCTCTACTACTAATAGTTAGGTTCGTCCACGACGTCCCGCCATTATTACTTCCTCTAGCGTGGAGGTCGTCTATAGAGATATAGTTTAGTGACGAAACATCAATAGCTGAGTTCGAGGGTGTTGGTTCTATATATGAGTTAGGCATTATATTTAAATAAGTTGACGTTTACGTAGGAGTTCATCCATCTGTTCACGAAGTTCTGGGAATTCATTTAGTAGTTCTGATTTAGCAAACTTACGATATCTATTGATAATCTTTTGCATTGCTTTCACACGTGGTGGTTGTACACCTAAGTTAAGTTCTTGGTCAGTACCATCATCTAGATTGTTGTAGTAACTAGACTTTGTAAGACCTGTTAGAGCTTCTCTAAGTGTCTTACCATCTACCTTAACTTCACCAGTGAGCTCTTGGTATCTATCAAAGGCTGTCTGTCCTTCGTCGTTCTCATACTGACGCATATCAAAGGTGTTCATAAGTTTTGACTTAGGAATACTAAATCCTTTGTTAAGTCTACCAATCTCTTGGTTAACAGGGTCTGTGTTAACGCTACTCATATATACAGGAGTAACAACACCAAGTCCAAAGTCTGGATTCTCAATCATTATCTTCTCACCTAACACGTTACGTTTAGGCATCAAGGAGTCTCTAAATGGACTACGCTTTAGGAACGCATCAAGCATTGTACGTGCTTCTTTAATTTCACGGAACTTCTGTACGTTACCTACTTGTTGGATATATCCTGGCATAAAGCCTGCCCCGATGTCACCTACTAATCTAGAAGATGAACCTACAGGGTCTTGCATAACGCCCATAATATTATCTAAACCTTGAAGGAATGATTTGTTACCGATGTTGTTGATGAACGATAGACCAATAACACCCATAATCCATTCAGCTTGCTCTTGATCCATATCGTGATAACGAATAGCTTCAGCCATATCTACATACATACCTAGTACAGTAGACATAGGGTCAGCCTTTTGGTAGCTATAATACTTGTCTCCAACCTTAATTGAGTATGGTTGCCATCCTTTCATCTGTAATGCACGTCTACGGTCTGTATCTGTTGGCCCTCCACCTGTTAAATACTCACTATTAGAGTACGCATAGTGCAATCCTACGCCAACTGCGGCTGTTGTAGTGGCTAACTTACCGTAAGCTTGTGCTTTTACTACAGGATCTGCTGAATTAAGAGCTGATTTGTACTGGAATTGTGTTTTAGCTATTAAATTACTAATACCTTTAACACCATCTGCGTAGAATGCTAAGTGTTGACGACCTAACGGAGTACGATCAACAGCAAACGCTAAGATATTTGTAGGAGTTCTAACGAACGGTACAATAAAGCTTAACCCACGTGTTACAGGGTTACGTTTAAGTTGATTAAGGTGCTTAGATACAATACCGAATACACTATTCTCATCTAAGTCAGATGTAAATGTGTTTTCTTTGGCGTACTCTAAGGCTTTCTCGGCTAATCTAGAACGATCAGTGTCATCAATCTTAGCTCTGTTAGCTACATACTCTTTATATTTACTGTCAGCTTCAACAGGTGTATAAGTACCATCTGCAAGCTTAGGAGCAATCTCATTGTTGTAGTAATTAAGGTCGATGTTGTCTTGATTATAAGCCCTACCTTCTTCTAGTAGTCCTTCAAAGCCATCTTTAACGTGTTTAGTTAAGGCTTCACCTTTAAGACCACCTTTAACTGCCCCGTCGTACGCTAACATTGTCTTAACGTAATAACGGTAGTTAAGTTGTTTAAATAATTCGTCCCCCGCACCTAACATACGTCCAGGAAATCTAGCATATTTACCAAAGCCATTAATAATAGAACTTGTAAATGTACCTGCATCTGCAATGTGCATAGGTACTACTTCGTTTACATTACTAGCTGTAATCTTAGGCATATTGACGTAGTCGTCGTCGTATGCTTTACTACCCTGTGTAAGTTGTGCTGAGTCTTCTTTAAATGCCTTACCAGCCATCTTAAGTGACTCTGCCCACATATCAAAGTGGAAAGCTGTACCTAAAGCGGCTCTAGTCATTTCAAAGTTACCTGTAAGTGCAGAACCTACTGTTAACTCAGCGGCTCTAAGTCCTAGTGTAATACCATTACCAAATAAATTGACAATCTGTGTAGTCGGGCCGTACAAGAGTGAGTTAGTCCAATACTCAAGAGTCATATCCATAAGTTTTGAACCGTGTACACCTTTAGCTATCTTAGCGGCGATCACAGGGTTAACGTCAGCATTATTTACAAGATGCTTTGTGTTTGTAGCAGTAGCTACTTGGTCTACAATCTTTTCAAATGACTGTGTTATTGTCTTACTTCTAAGGTAACGTTGTCTACCAGACTCTGTTGCAACCTTAGCTCCTACATCACGGTTGTTAATGTTTTGGTTAAGTATTTTAGTATGTAACTCAGCAAGGCTTCCTTTACCTTGTAACAAACCACCACGTTGACGTAGTGTTAAACCTGCTTCACGTCCGTACATATTCCAAAGACGCCCTACTTCATAAAGCCTATCTAAGTTTTCAAGGAAGTCGACACGTTGATTGTCAGTATAGTTACCCATACCGTTTTTCTTCATATCCATAGCAACCTTCTGTACGTTTATCGCTAGTCTATCCATAACCATTTTAATAGCCGACTGCTCTAATCTAAATTGATTCATAGCACCTTCATTACCTCTTAGCTGTTGAGCAAGAGCCTCGAAAGTATCTTTACTACCACCAAAGGCATCTACAAGTGCGTTAGAAGTCTGTGCTAGTTGAGTCATATCTACCTTCTCTTCTGGTGAGTATAATTTCATATCAGATACAAGACGACGCATAATATGAATAACACCAGATGTAGATGATGCGTGTTTAATCATATTGTTTAACGCATCTGTACCCATACCATCCATACCTATTAATCTTTGGTTAGCTTGTTGGAAGCCTTCTCCAAAGAAAGCATCAGTTTCACCATCGTTAAGATCTAGTTCTTTTTGTACACGTTTCTTGAGGCCATCTAACTCAAACTGAGCTCTTCTTTGTGTTGGTAAAGTAGACGACGGACGTTGTAGTTGTATATTTTCTGGTACACTTACATCTCCAGTTTTAAGTTTACCTTTCTTCTGTACAGTTCTAGCAGTATCAAAACCTCTATCTGGTGTCAGCTCTGGCTCTACACCTTTACGAAGCATTGATAATGTATAATTAGGATTGTCTGCTAAAGTAGCAAGCTCACTAAGTGTAAGTTGTGGAGCAGTACTTTCACCTAACTTTTTATCATCAGCTCTCGTTAGTATATCCGTATTTGTCATTGGGTATGATGGATCTTTTAGCAAACTATATTTTGCTCCATCAATTCTTTGGAACTCATCTGACATTTTAGAGTCTACTAATTCTAAGATTTTACCTCTAGTTTCTTTATCTAAAACTGTATTGTTTCTAAGGTAGTTGAGTAAGACACGTCTACGTACTGCAGGAGTTACTCGTCCACCCTTAGAGTCTAACTTAGTGTCTATTATTTTAAGACCGTATTCGTCTCTAACTTTAGCAAACAATTTTCTTACACTTGCAAAGGTTCTTGCATATAATTTTACCTTTTCAGCTCTTAGTTCTTTAATAACCTTGTCTACTCTTTCGCTTACTTGAAGGTTTCTTGGTTGACGACCTTCGATATTACCTTTAACACTATCAAGTTTTACAGGAGCTCTTGTTGGTATAGTACGTTCGTCTTCACCTCTTGCTATTTCTGTGATGTCGTCGTCTTCAAACTTCTGTGGTAACTCGTCCATACGTACAGCTTCTTCATCAATACCACGCACTAAAGATTCCATCTTATCCATCTTACCTAGTTCAGCTCCTACGTCATCAAGTTTCTGTAGGTCTTCTGCTTTAATAGTTTGGAAACCTTCACCAAAGTATTCATCTGTATCGCCCTCAGCTAACGCTTTAACAAAGTCTTGTTCGTCTATAGCGTCGGCGTCGATTCGACCTTCATCATACATACGATTGATGATATCGGTCTCTTGTTTATTCATTACGTTACGTATGCTTGTAACAAGATTACCAAACTCTGAATTGTACTCTTGAGGTATACCTAATAAATCTCTAACAGCTTTTAGAATCTTATGTACTATACCTTTATTCTGAGGTTGAGCACCATATAAGTCTTTAAAGAACTTAGGATTAGTCATAGCTTCTGCTGTAAACTCATGGATACTTTTAAGACCATAAGTACTTCTACCCGCTTCTCTACGTGACTTAATGCTATCCATAAGTTTCTGTGGGTTACTTAATACAGCCCTTGATTGACCATTAAGTACAGCATCTAGATAAGCATTACCTATAGCTTTTAAAGGTGATTCATCAGTTAACTGTGTCATTGTTCTTTCAATGAAACGTAGATACTGTGCAAATTCTAATGGAGCTGAACTCTTAGGTTGTGTACCGAATGTTTCTGACAGTTTTATAGATGTTACTGCGTGCATTGATTCGTGTACAAATGTCTTTTCTAGGTTAGCACCTACCAACATTTTGTTACGTTGATTACGTTCAGCTAAAGTAATAACACGATCCTGTAGATTGTATCCACCAGTTTTCTTTAACTCATCATATTGCTTGAACCCACCGAACTCAGTGTTTTTAAGTGTCTCTGGGTTAGACTCAAGTATCTTGTTAAATAAAGGGGCATAAGGACTGTTCTGACCATCTTCTGATTTAACCCACTGATCCATTACATCAAACGATGATGGATTAGCTACAGTGTCGTCGTTCAACGTCGTAGCAAAACGTTTCTGAACAAAGGTTGTAAACGCTTTATCTAATCCCGCTGTAGTTCTACCTTCGTTTAACTCTGGGTCGTTTCTAAGGTCATCAAAAATCTTTTGGAAAGCTAGCTCTGGATCTTCTGATACTCTAGCTTCTCTTATCTGTTTCATCTTACGAACACCAGATAGGAAACCACCAAGAAGACTACGCATACCCGCTTCAATAAACAAACCTTCAGCTACATTCTTCATACGACCAAAAGCTTCGTCATCATTTTCTGTTGCGGCTAAATAGTCAGTAACTGGGTTAGCTAAAGGTGTGTTGTTGATAAGGTTAGATAAACGTGCTTCCTGTCCATCAAATACTAAAAAGTCAGCAATAGCACCTGCACCTACATCACTAGCAATACGACGACGTTGTGCCATCTTTTTAAACTTCTTAGATTTAGCACCCGCTTTGGCTAACCTAGAAACTTGTCCTAGTTTACCTAGTTGTCCCGCTACAGGTACAAACCCTGTAAGAAACTGTGTTGTGCCTTCTACAAAACCACCGATCATAGTGTCGGATGTGCCTAAGAACTTTTTATCGTAATCTGGAAGTGCATCTCCCATTGCATAATCACCAAGGTTGTAAATACCTTGTACAGCTCCTTCAACACCTCTAATAGGGGCGGCTAAAAGGTCAGTAATAAGGTTTCCTTTACTTTCCTCTGGTTTCTTTTCAAGTGCTCCTTCCACGCCTTCGCGGGATGCTCCTGTAGTTATTTGTTGGAATATAGACATATTATGCTAATTGTTCATTTGGGTTTTGAGTGCTTTCGTTTTGTACTAATGTACCGATAGACTCTAAAATTAATTTTAAGTTAGGGTTTTTTCGTAATTCTTGTCGAACCTTTTCTTCCCATTCTTCACCGACATCCTCCTTTTCCATAGGAATCCTACTTTCGTCGGTATAGCCTCTTCCTAACCATTTAGCTCTTTCTTTGTTAGGTAGGTCTTTTACTTGGTTGGATGGTACTATGTAACTATCGGGAAAGCCTAACATCCTAATTAGTTGAACTCTAGTACCATCAAATTCATCATTGTTTCTGTGAGCTAGAAAGTCTACTAAAGCGTCTTCAGCTACTTCAGTTCCTTTTCTAGGATCTATAAATTCATTACCTTTTAGTACCCATCTTCGAGCTACCTCAGCAAGTCTTGCATCGGTTTCTGAAGGTGAGGTTAAGTAGTCCATGTATGACTTATCGGGAGAAGTATAATCTCCTTTACTAATTAGTTCGTTTGTCATAAGGTTTGTCATTTTACCTTTTCTGTTCTTTTGAGAAGCATGAACTAACTCGTGCATTATAGTTTGCTCAACAGCTTCTATATTTCGATAACGGTCACTGACTTCAATTAAATCTTTGTTACGATAAGCTAGTCCTCCAATACGATCCCCAAGATCTTTAAATACTATTCGAACTTCATTGTTTTTAGTGTTTAGAAGCTCGGGACTACGTTGTTCTAATAGCTTAAACTTAGCATCAACAATTCTATCAATAGCTTCGGGATTCGCATTTGGGAGTCTACTTGTGTAGAACTTTTTCGCAAAGTCCTTATAGTTAATAAAGGTTTTTCCTCTTTCTGTTCTTAGATTGTATTTATCTATAACTTGTTCGTGGACATTAGTTGGTTCATTGCCTATTGAATACTTTCCGAAATTCTCAGTAATATTTGAATCGATAGCTTCCACTTCGTTATCCTCTAAAGTTTTTTTTTCGGGGTCGGGATCAAGGTCGTCGTCGCCGTCGAACATCTCTCCCGCTTCTAGGTAACCCATAGCTACAAAGTATCTTCTTTGAGCATCATAGATTCTTTGTGCTTCCTTAGTGCGAGCCTCAAAGTCATCTAACACTCCACCAGTTGTACTAGGAGGTAAGAATGCTGATACATTACCTTCTTTAAGGGCGTATATAGTATTAGCTATATCTCCGTCGATGATGATGGCGTAGTCTTCTTCAGAGGCCATTCTAGGGTCTTTACCTATTGTATCTCTAGCCCATATCTTTTCTAGAGGAATCTCGATTGTCTGTACACGATTAGAAGGGGTAACTATACCATAAGGCGAATAGACTGAGCTAGTATCAACTACATAATCTATTGACACATATCCGTTGTCTAGTTCTTCTTTGGTAAACCCTACAAGCTCTTTGTATTGCCATAAAGCATCCAAAGCTTGATTCTCACCACCATTAGCATACTGCTGACCAATAGCGTCAAGGTACTTAACACCTTTTCTTTCTAACTGCTCCATAACAGCATAATGAGCTTCTAAAGCTGATTCTCTGTCATTAAAGCCTAGTTTTAAGACTTGTGCGTAGTTATCTAAAGTAGTAGCTACAGACTCATTCTTATTAATTTTAATCTGAACCTTACCATCTGTAATAGTGTAAGGGTCGTCTTGTTTGACAGATTCTTCTGCTAATCTATTAAATTCTTGTATTTGTAAAATAGGGTCTGTTATATTTCTAACACGGTTTAACTCTATCTCATTAGCTCCTGCATTTATAGCTAATTGTTCTGCACTTTGAGCTTCTAATTTAGGTTCGTTAACCTTTGTAAGACGCTTCATTTCACGTTTAACAGCTTCATTAGACTCTTCATAAGCCTCTTGTAGTGCTTCTTGAGCTTGTTGCTCTCTTTCTACATCACTTAAATTAGGGTTTAAATATATTTCTTGTAGTTTCTCACGTACTAACTGATTATAAGTCTTTTGGTGATACCCAGAAAGCTCCATAGCTAACTCAGTGCCTACAAGATCTCCTGTGCCTCCATCTTGACGTTTAAAGAATAGCTCCATCTCTCTTTGAGTGAAATTGATATCTTCACTATTAATTAACGTAAAGGTGACGTTGTCGTTGAATTTATGAGCAGTATTTTTAGGTACGCTCTTAACGAAGTCGTTGACGGCTACATCAATAAATATAGAAGGGTCTCTTTTAATGGTATCTTTATATTTATTTAACCTAACAGTTAAACCATCGTCACCTTCTTGTTGGATCTCTGCGTCAAGCTCTGCAAAGATAGCATCTAGTTCTTCTTGGTTACCTTGTGCTCTAATAATACGAGCTGTATACTCATTTTCTATTTTGTCATACTTAGCATCAAGTAGTTGTGGTAGAGCCAGTCTAGCGTTGTGTAGTTTTACTCTATACTCTGTTTCCATCTTCTGCCCCTCAGAGCCTTCAAAGATGTCTTTACCGTTAACTAATAAAGGTTCATCGTTTGTGAATACTTCATTAAATAACTCTTCTGCATTCTCTAAGCCTTCTGTAGTGCTTAAAGCTATAAGGCTATCAAGATGAGCCGCTACAGTAGAACGTGTAGTCTCATTGGCAGTCTTCTTGTCTCCTAGATTGTTTGCTGTAGCTATATTAAGCTCAGTAAGTGTAGTTCCTAAAGCATCATATTCACCATCTAGTTTTTCTAAAGTTCTTGACCCTGTATCTATCTCTTCTTCACGAATATACTTAGTTGTCTCTTCGATATAAGCATCGTGTAGATTTACTATTAGCTTAGCTTTCTGTCCTACAGCAAGTGCATTGTGAGCATTAGATGCAAACTCATTGCCGTTAAAACGTGAATTAAGGCTATCAAAGTATTCATTAACTTTGTTGTTGACGGCGTTGTCGTAGTCGTCAATACTATCATAGTTTTGTAGTGTACCTTTAAATTCTTTCTCAAGCTCTTTGAGTTCTAATGGAACAACGTCTTTATATGTACGTTCTACAAGTTTCTCTTGGAATGCTTTGTTGTAACCAAATAAACTTTGTAATTCTTTATCTTGAGACAATAACTCGTTGTAATGAGCATTAAATTCTTCATCAGACATTTCAGCGATTTCTCTAGCGGCCCGCTCTTGATTCATATCAACAGCCTGTTTGTATACCTCTGGAGTTCTACTTAATGCCTTAGCGAAATTTAAAGCGGCATTAGTTTTAGGGGTTTCTTGTACGGGAACAAAATAGTCACCACCTCGTGAAACGCTAGGGTTTAAAGCCTGCTGACTTGGGTCATATGATGGATTGTCTCTACCACCTTTTTTAAGTAGTTCTTCTAAAGGATTCTTAGCCATAAGTATTAAAAGGGTTTTGGTTTGGAAGATGTAGATCTAGCATTCCCATATTCTGAGTTTTTTGTGATTGTTTAGCAAAAGTAGCAACGGAATCTTTGTTACCGAAACCTGTAAATCCTGCATCAGCCATTGCTCCTTGCATACTAAATGCTGTCTGAGCACCGTCAAGTATTGCACCTAGATAATTAGGTTGTTCAATAGGTTTGTTGATACGTAACATATTAGATCTAGATTGTCCTGCGGCGTTGTCTAGGTTTATCTGACTATTAACAAAGTTCATTTGATCTTGTTGTGCTAATGAGAAATTGTATTCAGCTTCCTTACGTGTGTAATCAGCCACTAGTGCATCAACACTTCTACCACCAACTCCTGCTTCACCTGCGACAACTCTAGCAGTTGCTCTAGCTTCCATAGCTCTCTTTTGGTTAGCTCTAAGTTTTTGAGCCATTGCAATCTTTTGAAAACGTTCTTGAGTTCTTTGAGCTGAAACCTCACGTAAATAACGTTTTTGTTCATCCTGTGTCGCTCTAAGTTGCATCTTTTCTTGCGTCTTAGCGGCATTGCGTTGACCTGCGATGGTACTAGCGGCTTGTCCCACACCCATCGCTACGGCTATTGTAGTTGGTTCACACATTGTTTGATATTATTATAAATTCGTAAAAAGGTTGATTTGAAAATTCTAGTTTTCTTATAAACTTTGCACCACAGAAACGCAACCATTTAATGGCTAATTCGTTATCTTCGTGTACGTAGTTTACTACGGTCTTATATGGGGCAGTTAATAGATGTACCCAAGGTCTAGAAGCTTTTATAAACGCATAGGCGTTATCTAACAAAGCGTCAGTACCCAGTAACCATATATAGGCTTGTCCAGCAATTCGTCCACTACCAAACATAGCAATAGGTACGCCCTCTGGACATAAGACAGTAAAAGTTGCATCATCATTTTTTAATCCACTTCTAAGAGCCTCTTCGGGTGTATGCCCCATACAAGAAACCTCCAGTTTATCTGGTTTCCTCATAAAGGGTGCTATCGCATCGACGTCGTCGTCTTTAGCTAAGACAACCATACCTCCACCGTTATGGTGGCTTACGATGTTACGGGATACGTTTTGCACGTGTGTGGACAAATGACTCAAATTCGGCTGATTGAAAGGTTGAAGGTAAAGCTGAGCTATTTTCGATTGTTATCTCGGTTGTACTAGCTTTAGAATAAACAGGAAACTGATAGAAACCATTATCTAGATCTAATTCACTAACATTAGTTGTACCTACAACATAAGTAGAAAACTGATTAGTATAGTCGTTAGTATATGTACTTCTACGCTCTGGAGTAACCTTTACAGTGAATCCTTGACTCTTATTATAATATAGAGAGCCTTTGCGTACTAACATATCAACGTTACTAGCTGATTTACTCTGTCCCGATTGTTGTTTAAATACTTGTTTACTAAAAGTGTACTTCATAGTGTATGGTATACCTACAAATACAGTTGTATTAGGGTTACCAGTAACTGTTACAGTAGAGCCTGTATTAGTACAAGGTAATTTTTGACCAGTTGGTTTGTATGCCTCTACTGAGTTGTTATCTGGTGTGTATGGTAGTACTATTTGGCTACTTGAGTTAGTAGTAGCGGATACACGCATATCTAGTAAAGTTAAATGCTCTACAGAGGTAGAATCAGTCTGACCAGAGTTCATAGGTAATTTAACTAAGTTAGTTTCGCTATTCTTAGTCATAACCATATATAACACTGAATCGATAAACTCCATACCTCTTATTTCACTGTCAAATTTAAATTTAAACCAACTACTTAGTAGCTTCTTGTTACCACTATAGAAATACTTGTATACACAGAGTACCGTAGGGTCGTCGACGCTGACGATACAAAGCATATCCTCTGAGGTTGTACCCGCAAAGTCTAGTATGTTAGCTTTAATATAACTAGGTACGTGCTCAGTTACGTCAACAGAGTCGTAGACGTCGGTATTAGCATTGATTGTAAATTCTCTAACCCCTGTAAATCCACTCTTATCAAATGGGAAATAAATATACGCTCCTAGTGGTATAGGGTCTATATTATTATTAGTATTAAAGTTAGTTACAGGTGTAATGGAAACTGTCTTAGGAGTCAATGTAGCACCACCTTTAAGAACAAACTGTCCATTCTCAGAGAACATAATAAGATTCTCTTGGAAACCTTTAGCTGATCTTAGGTTAGTAACACGACTACTAGATACCGCTATATCAATAGGATCGTCATCTAGTAATGTAGTAACTGTAGTACGATTAAAATTATACACCATTTGTCCTGTACTGTCTGTCTTACCAAACCCACTTTGTGACATAATAATGTTTTCATTACTTAGGAATCCTAATCGATTTTTAAAGAAGAATAGATTTGCTATAGGTTGTGTAATAAATGAAGCTAAGGGATTACTTTCGTCGTCTCCTGCCTCTCTTTCAGCAAACTTCATTGTCCTAATTTGGAATCTATCTGGAGCATCATTAATTAACTCGATTGGTAAAGAGGTAGAGTCATATCCTTTTTTGATATTAGGCCCTACAGTTTCTACCCAAGATCCGTTACCAAAGTCCTTACCACCTACAGTTTCAAATTTAACGTAGTAGTCGTCTTCGTTAAGATCAGCATCACCTCGTACTTTTACCTCAAAATTATTCTTAGCAAACACAGGTAAATCATCAAGACTACTTACTGAGTTATGTACCACACCTATACCTTCACCCGATAAACCATCAAAACTAGAAACAGCGATTTCACTGATATCAGAGTCAGCTGTTAGAACTAATAAGTTTTGACTTACGTTAGTTGAATCTAATGTAAAATGATCACCAAAAGAATCACCACTAGGAAGACCACTTTCGGATGTATCGGAGTCTGTTAAATCTACAAGCTTTGCTAGTATGACCGATGAGTCAGCATTTTCTGCCGTCGTCGTCGTACCACTTGTATTTGTACCATTACCAGATTTAGTCTTTCTTTCGTATATAAAATTTAAACTACCTGTAACAGCGGTATTACCTGTACTTTCAACAGTCCAAACACCATCTGGGTGGGTTGTACCAATATCTAAAGTTCCCGCTGATTGAGTAAGGGCATAGTCACCACTAGAGTATATAAACCCAGAGTAATAAGCCGCTTTCTTGTATCTCCAACTTCCTGCATTTTCAACTTGTATACCTGTTACTTCACCACTAGAGCCTATAGATGTAATCTTTAATGTAGGCTGTGTAAACAACTCTAAATCCATTGTTTCAGCGTCTACTCTTGGAGCATTAGCCCAGTCTGCAAACGGTAGTACCTTGCTTGAAGGTAATTCTAAGTCTACAATATCGTTTACAGCGAAACCTGTACCTAAACCTCCAGATATAGTAGCTACACCTGTAAGACTGTATATATCATTTGAAACAGAAGTAGTTATACTTACACTTGCATTTCCAAGAGTTCCAGGAACTTTAGCATTAACTTGGAATCCATATTCTTTGGCATAATCACCCTGTTTGATGAATATAAGTGCATCGTTAGTTAACGTAGGTGTGTTATCAGCACCTACAGCAATATTCTGTGTAGTATTTACCAAGAAAGTAGCATCAGAAACTGTTAGTGCTTTAAAAGACGTTCTAGGTGTAGTTGGAGCTAGATAACCAGTTGCAGGGTATTTACCTGCGGATAAAGTACTTTTATATTGTGTTGTACCTTCAGTAATTGTAGCTTCATCACCTGTTAATAAGTTGTATATACAAACATAAGAACCATCGTTAATTAATACATACTTCTCAGTTGCACTTCGATTTATAAAGTGAACAAAACTTGTATTATCGATCGCTTCTGTTAACAATCTAGCAATATGTTGAGTACAAGGTCTTTTACTTAAACCATCTACAATAGAACTCATAGCGTTTTCTTGTAGCTCACATTGTCCGTCATACCTAATAGCATCGGGTTGTTGTGAGACTCCCTGTATTAAATTAGGTAGTGATGTAGTTACTAAGGGCATTATAGTTCGTAGTTACGGTTAATACCGACTCTAGAATAGGTGTCGTAATTGTCAAATATAGAATAATTAGCGTTGTCGTTGTCGACGTCGGCAAAGTAAGCTCTAAGTTCTGCTTCCATCTTAGGAAGACGTTGTATGTCTACACCAGATTTTGGATACATTTCTGTTAACAAAATAGCTACACGAACTTCTAGGTATTGACGATATTTAACTGGAACAGCATCTAAATCAACTTTTTGTATGATTGTACCTTTTACTGTACCACTCCAAGTTGTGTAAGATTGATCTTCTAGATTATAGATGTAGGTAGGTGTATTAAAATCTCGACGAGTCCTAACGTTGTTTATCTCAACGTTTAAAACTTCTGGTGTTATATTAGCTGTCGATATGATACCTTGATTAGTCGCTGTAAATTCATAGTCATGAGTAGTATTGAAATACCAACCTCTAGATTGTAACTCTTCGTTAGTCTCAACCATTAAGTCAAAAGCATTTACAGAAAGTGCATTTGCATTAATATTGGATACTTTATGCTCTCCTATTAAACGTAAGATTGAGTTTACAAGTTTTAGGTTTGTTGTCCCTGTATTATCAACACCTTGTGTAACGTTAGCTCGTAGTTGATGAGCATCTTTAATTAGCTCTACTTTCTTATAAGCGGGTAAACCGTTAAATGGGCCTTCTTGGATTCCCATCATTCTTAACTCTTCTTTAAAGTCTTTGAATGAGAAGTATCCACTTTCTCCAGTAATACCTACACCACCATTTTGAAACCAAGCAGACTCTGCGTTAGTTTCATAGGTTCTCTTTTCACTTAGCTCTAACTTTTGTTGCTCTATTAAAGCTTCTTGGTCTGCTATTAGTGCGGCCTCGGCATCAGTCTTTAGTTCCTGTGCATCTATAAGCTCTTTCTCAGCATCAGTTTTTAGTTCCTGTGCAGTCAAAAGTTCTGTCTCAGCATCAGTCTTTAGTTCCTGTGCATCTATAAGTAAACCTTGCTTACCTTTAAGTGTAGTATCTGCTTCTATATCTAGTTTACGAGAGCCTTCAGTTGCTGTCTCAGCGTCTGTTTTAAGTTCTTGTGCATCGACTAGTAAACCTTGCTTACCTTTAAGAGTAGTATCAGCTTCGATGTCTAACTTCCTAGAACCTTCCGTAGCTGTTTCTGCGTCGGTCTTTAATTCTTGGGCGTCAACTAACGCACCTTGTTTACCTTTTAAAGTTGTATCAGCTTCTATATCTAGCTTTCTAGATCCTTCTGTGGCTGTTTCTGCGTCTGTCTTGAGTTCTTGAGCGTCTACCAGTGAACCTTGTTTACCTTTAAGCGTAGTGTCAGCCTCTATATCTAGTTTACGAGAACCTTCTGTTGCTGTCTCTGCGTCTACCTTTAGTTCTTGAGCTGTTATTAAGGTGGTCTCTG